CGTGCAGCCGCTTCTCGGTCTCTGCACGGCGCTTGGCTTCTGCCTTGGCTTCCCGGTCTGAGCGGAGCTTGTGCATCCGTGCCCAGAACTCTTCCCACATCCCGGCTTCTTGGAAGTGGTAGATAAAAATGTGTTTGATGTCGTCGTAGTACTGCTTAATCTGGCGGTCAATCGCCATCAACTCCATTACGTACTCGGCATCTGACATATGGTCAGCCACGGTCTCGCCGCGTTCAACTGCTTCTTCCTGTGCTACTTTTGCCTCTTCTAAATGCGCCCGATGCTCTTCGTATTTACCTGCCGCTGAGAAAAACTTTTTCACCGGGGAAAGCGACTGCGCTAAGTTCTTCCCGGATTCGACGCACTCATTAATACTATCGAACGCTTCCTTGGCTTCGTCTGCTGCGGCTTTGATACCGTTAACTACAAGCTTTACGCCTTGTATTGCCAGCCCAATCGTTATTGGATCGATCATGATTCATAGGCTCTCTATATTCCATTTAATCCGGAGTAAGTACACCGATCAAACCAGCGATTGCCAGACCTGTTGCAATAATAGATTCCGCCAACTGAGGTGCAATCGGCACACCAATCGCCGTCAAGAACAGAATGGCACCGCGCCATGTCGATGGTTCTTTAGCTCGCGCAAGAAAGTAGCCTTTCATATTGCCTCCTATAAACTATTCCAGTGGGTACTGCGCAGTATTAATAGTTGTCCAACGAAGTGGGAACGTAGTGCCATTAATACCGCTGTTCAACAACGCTGTACCAACTACGCCAGTAATAGACACATCAGTAAATGGTGTAGCAGTAACAGAATTCAAAAGGGCGGTCGCTTGCAGCCCCGACACTGTAGATGACGGAGAAAAGATCAGGTAGCCCGAAAACGGTATACCAGAGAATGGAGCAAGACCTAACATACAAACCCCTATTGAATTAGGGCGGCTTGCGCCGCCCCGTTTGCTACATTAGTAAGCGATTGCGTTACCAGTTGTTGCAGCAAGCTCCATCCACTCGACGTTGACGGTCAAGTTGATTACGCCGGTTGCACCCATAAGCTGCACGTTGTTGATAATGAAGCCCTCACCGCTTGCAAGTATCAGCGGGTAATCGCCGGGCTGATGCTGATAGATTGGGTTGTTCAACATCGTGGTACCGATTGCGGTAGACGAACCTTGGGTAAACGCGATTGCTTGCGAATCAAGCGTACGAGTACCAGCAGTAATTGCGCCAGTGTTAGCAATCAGAATTTGACCGCCGCCAGCAAATGCCGAGGTTGGCATCGTGGTACGCATCTTACCGGTGTTGGTTTGAGCGAACGAAGCAATCGTACCAACGCTGTCGTTAGTTGTCCATTGACGCGCAATTTGCATCGAATACTGAAGCGATTGCGCAGTACCGAAAGCCGTGATGGTCGAAAGCCCGATCTCAACCCGACGAATCATGCAAAGCTGAGTTGTGGTAGCCGGTGCCCAACGGAAGGAATACACCGGAGCAGCAGCAGCTACGACGGTCAGCGCGCCGGAAGTAAGGCCCATGCTGTAAGCGCCGAGAATCTCTGGCGGACGCTCAGAAATACGCGATGCCAAGAAGGTCGGATCAACGGTTTGAAGAACAGTGCTGTTTGCACCAGATTGAATAATAGCCATGTTAAAAGCTCCTAATAATTAGCCGAGAGTGTAAGCAAAAGTGCGGCCCCCAGCTATATAACCGGGGCTTGCATCAACATAAACAGTAATAATTCCGTTCGTTAAACACTGAGCGGAAACTTTAATACCGTCCATTTCCAGTTCATCACCACCAGCAGATAGTAAAGCTACTGGAACTGAAAAACCAGAACCTGTACCGCCTACGTTAGCTGGATCAACAAGTAACGTATTGCCGTAAGCGTAGTTAACACCAAAAGAAGACACTTGTGTAACCGTGTATGTGAACCCTGAGCCAACTCCAGTGGGCGGGCCTAAGAACGTATTGGATGCCGTTAAGACATTAGTAGCCGCGTAACCCGCGCCAGTACCAGTAGCAGGCAAAACAACTGATGTAACTATGCCACCAACTACTGTAATTGATGTAGCCACTGCATTAATACCGGCTCCGCCAGTCAATGGTACGTTTGAGTATGTACCGTCTACATAACCAGACCCGCCAGCAATAGTGCCAGCAACAACAGCGCCAACATCGTGTGGTAGAGATACTGAAGTTATTGTGCCTGTAGAAACAACAACCTGTGTTGCCACCGCACCTGTACCAGAACCGCCAGTTAACGGCACGTTTGTATAGGTGCCGTTTGTGTATCCCGAACCACCAGTAATTGCACCTAAAGCCATAAGCGTATTGGTAGTCTTGGCATTTGGCACCATTGATATGTGGCTGGCAGTCGTAGCGAGTGCATCCGAAAACGAATACATAAACGACTGAATCGGTGAGTTTCCTAATTTAATGGTCGTTGCGTACTGTGCAGCCGCTGCCGTCTGAACAGAGCCGTTCGGGAACTTAAATCCGCCGGTGGTCGATTCAATAACCCCCGCTGCACGGATTTTAGAAGTGCCCGCACCATCCGACGTTGTGCCTACAAGCAGATTGTTTGTAGTCGGGGCGAACCGCGCAACTTCATTGGCAGCTAAAGTGCCACCTTGGAAAAACTTAACCGACTTAGCTGCCGCTGCTGTACCGATTGCAAGATTGCTGCTTTGTGAGTACAGATAGCCGTCGTTGGCCCCAGTAATCGTAAACGTGCCGAGGTTGTACGTTGAGCTATTAATACCAAAGTCAACGAAATTTGTGGTGTCATTACCGTTGTCAGCGGTTGCAATAAAGTCGGTTGACGCATTGTTACCCGCGTTCAGGTTCTGGTAATTGACCTGAGAGTAGCTATTTACATTACCAAAGAACGACGCAACAGAGTTCGGTAATGGCGTACCAGTGCCGCCGTTGTTAACAGTAAGAGCACTATTTGTCGCGGTCGTAACAGTGGCGGTATTATTAACTGTTGTTACGCCTGTTATACCAACAGTGCTGTTAAATGTAGCCGCACCGGTGATCGTGACTGAACCGTCAGGCGCGTAGTTGACTGAACGGGACGACGGATAGGTACCAAACACCACCTTCGTGCCCGCCGTAAAGACTACTGCGGTGTCTGAGTTAGAAGACTTGTAAACAGTCGTCCGGGTAAGAATAGTGCCGCCCGCATCCAACGTGCCAAGACCTACTTCCCATTCAGCCGCGACGTTCGGGTTGACGATACAGTAGTAAGTTGTGTTGCTGCCGCCGATACCAGTTGCGAAACTTTGAAAGCCTGTAGAAGCACCGAGCAGCGTAGCTGGCCCTGTCCCCGTAACTGCTGAGGTTTCTAGGACACGATCATTAATTACAAATGCCATGATTACCCCCGTTAAGCGATACGGATAACAGCATTAGTCGCGTCTGCAACCGGGAACGAAACAGTAAACGTACCAGCTACGACAGTCTTATCTGACCCAAAATCAAAGACCGCCACCGCCTTATTAGACTGGCTGCTGTTGTAAATCAGCGCGCCACGGCAAGTGAACGAAGCTGAAGTCCATGTTGTGTTTGAAAACGAAATAAACGCAGTAGTGCCACCAGAGGTTGGCGACTGAGATACAACCAGCGTATTACCGCCAGCGGTATAGCCCGTGCCGCTAATTTCGTTTGTTGCACTATAAGCCGTAGTAGTTGGGCCGAGCGTAGCAGATGAGGTATAGAGCGCCATTTTGAACGTGTCGCCAGTACCAGCGGTGAAATCCATCGTGCCAGCAAGGAGGTCAACCTTAAAGCTCGTGCATAGAGATTGTGTAATTGCCATTTAAAACTCCTAATTAAATTACGCCGTTGGCACTCGTGGTTGTCCAGAACGGTACGAGTCCTGACGTTCTTTACCGTCAGTCAACTGCCTATATAACATTAGTGCTTCGTCATATCGTGTTTTGTAGAACGTAGTCAAATCCTGTTCGCCTTTCATGAACACGATAGCTTCCATTAACGCACCGTACAGCAGTACGGTATCGAAGTTATTACCAAGCCACGAGGTGCCAGCAGTGACAATCGATTCTGGGTAACGGAAGTAGTGCAACTCAACCCGGTAGTTTTCGTCGGGAGTAGGCGCAACAATCATTGTGTAGGCTGTAGTTGGCAATGGTACGTTAGGCCCGACATTAGGACCAAACAACGCGTAGTACAAAGGAACACCTTCGTAGGTCGGGTCTGGGTACGCTTGCCGAATAAAGCTGACATCTTTGTTGAGCAAAAACTCTTGTGGGCTATCTTCTCCTGCGGCCACATCAGTCAGTACAGCCAGAGAATACGCAGCCAAAAAATCGCTCGGCAAATTTAGGTATTTATTGCCTTGACTCAGATCACCGTAAACATTGTGCTTCAGAATAGGCGGGCTACCGGAGTTATAAATACGCTGCTCTGCTTGCTTAATGAATGTATTGACCTGTTCAGTACTTGGCACTACAACAGCGCCACCGCCCGACGCCGTAAAAGACGACGCTGCGAAATCGTTTTCGCAGTAGGACTTAATCGTATTAAACAGTTCGGTGTAATTCATAATTAACCCATTGGGCCGCGAGCCATTACGCCTTTAGTTGCCGCACCAGTGCCACGAATTTTAATGCCGGTCGTCTTAGCTTCCTTGTAGTTACCTTTACTAACTACACCACCAGCAATATTCATCTCGTTCATGTATTTACCGCCAGTCTCATCTTTTAGAGTCGCGGCTTTAACTTTTTTACCGTCCATAGTATGTGGCTCCGCATAAACCGCAGCTTGGCCTACTTCCTTGCCGCCCTGCTTTTGTGAATATTTAGCCATCATCGGCCCCGTCCGCCGCTACGCTGGTTCATGGCACGAGCCATATTACGGCCCATTTTCTTCATAGCTTCGCCGGTCACTCCGCCTTTAGCCATACCCTTGTGCATACGCTTCTCGTGCGCCTTGACTTCCGCCTTGGCTACTTTTTTCATGCTGTCCATAGTTGCTCCTACGTAATTGATACAGTCAAATTGCCTACTTCCCCGACACCGATAAGATCATTTGGAGTAAGCCCGGTATCACTAGCTCTCGTCCCGCCAATAGGATTCCAACCCCATTGTATTATTCGACTGCCCCCACTAGGATATCCATCTGCATCCACATCAGTCCCCGGCGTTTCAGTCAACTGCAATCCGGTCAAACCAGATTGGTAATAGCTGTTATCTGGTCTTGGTTCCCGTACTGCTTGCGGGTCATTTACTGGATACAAACCAAGAGACAACTGTGGCTGATCCGGCTCCCAACAATTCTGGCAAACTTTAATCGAAACTTGCTTGGTTTTGATCGTCAGTTTGCGTAATTCTTTAAGCTTGTACCTAAACCCACAGCGGTCGCACTCCGCAATCGAGTTCTTGCCACTAGCATACTTACTTGGCATACATCACCGGTAAAAAGTAGTGCGGGGCACAAAACGATCCGGTGCCTTTTCGCGGTCTTCTTGCGACGCCAAATCCCAAGCTTCCCCATACTCTAGCTTCAAAAGGTTCAAACGCTCAAGAGTAACTTCAGGTAGCTTTAGCGCCAATTTAGAAGCAAGCCCAGCTATCAATGCATTCTGAAAACGGAACGGGATCTCTTCGACATTTACGCCCGTGCCAGCATCATAAATACGTTTCAGCCGCCAATAAACAAAGTAATAGTACGGATTACCCACCGCCCCCTGATCCGGCGACGGCCACACGTTAATCTGAGGATATGCGGGCGTAGCGCCAAGTAGATCTGTAGTCTGCCCGGAACGGCGGTTTACCCACACCTGAATCGGGCGACCTTGCGTCAACTTGTTTGGAATCGTAGAGTACGTCGAGACACTGATACGACTAATGTTTATATCCGTCTGATTACCCACTTGTCCGGGATTAGTGCGAATAACATGCTCCAAAAGATCCACGGTATCATTAGGTAGATCATAAGTTATCTGTCCTTGTACTAGAGGAATTTGCCCCTGCTCAATCGTCCACAGGTTAATGCCTCGGTTAGCCCACTCGGTAAGCAGCAGATTAAGGCTACGCCGCGCCGTACGGAAGTGGTAACCAGTCCGCATCTCTACACCACAACGCTCGAACGACTCTTCAAATATCTCGTTGAGGGTTGGGTTAAAGCTAGTTGTCGATGTAGTTACGGCCATTACCTAAACCCCGCTGTTTTCTTTGCAATACCCTTGGGCTGTGCAACGAACTGCTTACCTTTTGCTTTCCCTGCCCGCTTTGCCTTCGTAGTGGCGGCATACTCGGCTGGGCTTAACGCCTTGATCGCCTTTTCCGGGAGATACCTCTCTCCGGTCTTTGACGATGGCTTTCCTGACTTTGTTCGCCATTTCTGGTCCCCCCAGTCTTTCAAGCTTTTCTGCGGCGCTTTCACTTCATCATACCCCGCGTCTTACCGCGTTGGGCTATACCGTCTGCACGTTTAGAAGCGGATGACACTTTACCGCCCTTTTTCATGCCCCCCATCATACGAGGAGCGCCGGGGGCGATATTGCCGCTACCCATAACTGGCGCTCTTAGGTTATTAGCCGCCAACGGCATAGCTTGAGCGCCCATAGCACCCATTTTTGGGGCGATAGGCGCTGGACTCGCAGCGGGAGCAGCAGGCTTAGCTTGCTGTGATGCTACGTAGTTTTGTGCAAACTTTGGGACTTTACTAATCACGATATCCTCCACCTGCTGCTTTGTATTTTTTAGCCACGAGTTGTGCTTTTCTCGCGGACCACTGACCTGCACCCGTACCATGAGTAGCTGCGGCTTTTACCTGCGACACAATCTTCTTGCGAAGACCCGGCTTCGTGTAATTACCTGCTGCATTAACCTTTC